GTCCTTGGCGGCTAGCTCAGCCTCTTTGGCGGCGAGGGCGGCTTCGCGGGTGCGCATGGCCTGGTCTGCTGCCTGCTGCTTGGCGCGGAGTGCTCGCTCTTTGCGGGCTAAGATGTTGTACTGGTTGGTGAGGGACTCGTCTTTAGGCCTCTCTGGCGCAGGCTTGGTGTCTACCGGTACCTGCTCTGAGTCCTTGGCCGCTTGGGCTTCACTGGTGACCGTTTGGCTCGCAGCATCGCCAGAAGTTGGTGTACCTGGCTTGCTAGAAGTTACTGCAGTCACCTCTTCTGGCGAGACGTTGTTGGCGTCTACCGCAGCAGGCTGTCCGTTGGCCTGCACCGCTGCTATGGCGCGCTCTCTGGCAGACTGGGCGGATTGCCTGGACAGCTGGGCCTGTACTTCTTGGCGGACTTCTGGGCTGGGGACTGGAGTGAGTTTCATGCGTTTCCTTCGTGTTTGACTACAGTGTAGTCTTCGTGGTTGATAGTTACGCGTGGTTTTGATATAAGAGTTACGTGGTACGGAGCTTGTAAGACTTTTTCGTAGTCGAATATAGTATAGATGCTGTAGGTTGGTATGTGCCCCGCTACCGGGATCGATCCGTCTTTATGAAACTTCATCGATGCCGAAGAAGACCATGCCCATTTCATCATCGCCAGATATACTCTGATAGTTCTAGGGCCATACTTCGCGCCGTGTCTGAGCTGCCAGAAGATCCTTAGTTGATGTCCTTTAAAGAGGGTTATATGATAGGACCCTCTCATGAACTTAGATAGCATTTAAAGCTCCTATTGGGCCTGTGGTTGAGCGTTAGGGACTAAGGGTGACTGAGGTAAGGCTTGGGGTAGTGCTTGCGGCGTAGGCGATCCTGGAGCGTTAGGCGCGGCTCCTGGTCCTGGCATCGGCGGCGGCATGGCTGCCTGCTTGATGGCTTGGATCTGGCTGAAGAAGTCTCTAAGCTTCTGAGCCTTAGACTCCTCCAGCTTGGCCTGACTGTAGAGGTTGATGTACTGCACCGTCAGGGTCTGAGCTAGGGCTAAGTCCATGAACGGGTCAGGCGGAGTGTACTTACCCGTCTCTATGATCTCGTCTAAGATCTGGAAGATGCGCTCCTCCCCGGCGTTGGCGAGCTTCTCCATCTGCTCTAGGTCCGGGTAGTCGAGGAGCCTCCGACCTTCTTGTATCGTGATCATGCCGCTCTGGACCATCTCAGTCACCTTCTGGAGGCGTCCAGCGGGATCTTTGGGGAGGGCAGACTGGGTGAAGCACTGGATGACGAAGGTGTCCCTGATGAGCCCTGCCTTGGGCAGATCCACCTCTTTCGTGCCGTTCTTGTTGGGGTACACCGTCTGGTAGGAGCCGTCTCTGTCTGCGATGTCCTTGGCGAGATCGATGACCTGGTAGGCAAGCTCGACGAAGAAGTTGTCGTAGCGGCGGCTAAGGCTAGCGAAGCGGTCAGTAGATATGTCGTCATACGTCCTTATGGCCTCTCCCGAGTCTAGACCCTGCGGTTTCTGGCTGGAGGCTTGGAGCGCCGAGACGCCAGACTGCTGGTAGCCGTACTGGATGAGCTTGTCTCTCTCTGCGTACAGCTCTGGCGCGTTGCAGGGAGCCACTTCGTACTCTGGCTTGATGCCTCTGTACTTGACGATGACTCCCACCTCGTTGTTGTGGGCGGCAGACATCACCTTGCTAGACTCTTCCTGGAACACGCGTGGTACACCGACGAGCTTTATGGCGCGGCTGATAGTGAACAGGATGGAGTTAAGATCCATCTGAGTGCCCATCAACTGCTCCGCCACGCCTTGGCTCCAGAAGCCGAGGAGGCGAGGGCTGTAGTGCATGAAGACGAAGGGAAAGCAGTCTTTACTGTACTCTTCGTCGATCAGGTATCCTTGACTACACGCCATAGTGTGACGGCCGTCGCCTGTGCCGTCACCGCTAGGAAGACTCCACCCTTCGACGACCATCGCCAGGTCTGACACGGTCTTGGCTGAGTCGGCTGAGTTGTCCGGGTAGGCCTTGGCCGCCTTCTCGATCTTGTCCTTCAGCTTCGGGAAGTTAGCCATGAGGACATCTCTGTCCACCAGCTTCATCCTGTAGATGCGGCGAGGGTCACCGTACATACCCTCGTTGGGGTCTATGAGAAGCTCCGTCAAGAAGACGCGCTCCAGGCCTACCCTGCAGTCGGCCGTCTCGAACACGTGCGCTATGCCGGTGCCTTCGACTAGGGCGTCCCTCAACACCTTCATGCCTAGCTCATAGGCTTGCGTCTGGTGGAACTCGCCTAAGATGAAGTGGTTGAGCTTCTTGGCCAGGTTACGCTGCTTGTAGTCCGAGTTGTCGGTGAGGAACACCGGTTGGGGGCGGGACTGCGCTATGCGAGATACCAGGGTGTCTGTCACCGACTGAACGAGGTTGAAGGTGGGGCGCTCCTGCGGGAGGCCGTAGGTCTGGTCCATCTTCGTGATGTTGTTGCCAGCGAAGCTGTAGAGGCTCTGGTTGCCGTAGAGGCGGGCGTATATGGCTGCTTGCCTGTACCTGTAGCCCTGGTTCTCCTTGAGGTAGGCGGCTGTAGTCAGCATCTGGCTGGCGCACTTGTCCGAGTCCTTCTCTTCCCACCATTTTTGCAGGGTAAGAGAGTCTTCAGGCTTCGTCTTGAAGGTTATCTTGGATGCCGGAGGCGGTGCGTTCTTAACTCTCAAGTCTCGTCTTCTCTAGCTTAGCTATCGTAGTCTTGGCGTCTGCCCACACTGAGGGGTCCGACGAGCCGAAGAGGAGCTGCTCCGGTGTCATCTCGTTAGACATGCTGATATCATTTTCGATATCATTCTTAACTTGTGCCGCTTTACGGCGCTTTACGCTAACGTTTACGGGAACAGGTCCTAGGTGGAACTCTACGCCGTCTACGCGGATGGACTGGACTCCCCGCTTGCGGCATAAGACCAAGAGCTTGTCAAGGTCTCGTAAACATTCGATTTTCATGCTACCTCGTGATGGGCGAGCGGGTCTTCATCTTTCGCATGATCTTCTGCACCGTGCTCTGGTCATGCTCATTCTCGCTATCGGTCTCTCTGCTGTCGGCGTGCTCGTTGCTGTCTTCTGGTTGGTCTAAAGCGTCTAAACCTGCGGACTCACTATAGTTCTCTTTACGCAGCGCGTTGAAGCTGGTCTGATCTTCCTCGTTAGCGTCCTCTTCGGCGTTGCGTCGGAGGTCTGCCTGGTCAGAGTCGTCGCTGTAGATGCTGTCGTGGCTCAAGATCTTCGTGGGATGCTTCGGCAGGATCTCTCCACCTTCTGCAGCCATCACTGCTTCATCCTCGTCTTCTGAGCCGCTAGCGAATCGACCTTCAGCCTTCATCTTAGCCATGACTGCAGAGGCGATGGACGCGGCGTGCTCAACGTCTTCTTCGTCCATGTCCTGGGCTTCGGCTCTACCACCCTCGGCGTAGGGCTTTCGGCCGTTGGAGTGCTCGCGCTCCATGTCTGGGACTTCTGGGCCGTGTCTGTCTTGGCCTTCTTCGTCGAGGCTATCTGCTGTCTCTAGGCCCTCGTCCTCGCTAGGGTCTTCGCTGTCCATGAGGTCGGACTCTTCACCGCGCAGCTTGAGCTGGATGCCGGCATCTTCTGGCTCTTGATCAGTATGCTCGTTTATGTTGTGCGAGGTCTTGTCGGACTCTTCGATCTCACCGCCCTTGGCGTAAGGCTTCTTGTGTGTGCTGTGCTCGTCTTCCATGTCGTGGACGGCTGGACCTTGACGGTCTGGACCTTCTTCGTCGTCTTCGGCGGGAGGCTGGTGCTGTGGACCTTCGTTGGTGCGCATGTACTCTTGAAGGTCGTCTTCTTGCGTGCGCAGACGGGTGCTGTAGGTCGACTGCGGCACCATCTTAGGATGCTTGATAGGTGTAGTCTTGGGGCCTTTGGTCGTCTGCGGGATGTCTGGGCGGTCGGTCCAGGAGTCCATCTTAGGCGGCTTGTCACCGCTGTTCTTACCTACCGTCTTAGCGTCGTCGTAGGTGTTGTCTGGCATGGGGCGCTTCTCGTCCTTAGCGCTTATGGCTCCGCCTTCGGCCATCTTCTTCTTGCCCTTGCGCTTGATGCTGTACGCTATGGCCAAGGCCTGGTCTTGCGGTTTGCCGTGTTCCATCTCTGTCTTGACGTTCTTGCTGAAGGCTTTGGGGCTCTTACCTGGCATCAACGGCATTATAGTGGTCCTTCTGAGGTGGCCAGAGTCATCCTGATGGAGTTGAGCAGAGCGGCGTCTGAGGCGAGAGACGAGCTGAGGACGAAGGTCATAACGTCGCCTGCCGTGCAGTTCACCGCGTTTAGCTGGAAGCCCATCGCGCCTGCGTTGGTAGTGAAGATGGTCGAGCCGTTCTGCTTCACCGTGACCACGACCTGGGACGGCGTCCCTGGGCCGGCTCCTGTGCCCGTGCCTGCGCCTCCGCCCGGGCCTTGAGTCGCTGAGCCGGCGTTGGTAGGGAGGGTCAGCGTGCCGTTGAAGTTGTACTGGTCCGTGGTCGGGATGTTCACTGTGCAGGTGTTAAGTCCTGTGAAGGATTGGTTGTTTACGAACGGCATTATTCTTGGTCCTCTTTCTTGTTACCCATAGTCATGTAGTCGTGGAGTATGTCGTGTACCATGCGGACGATCTCAGCCTTCTTGCGGGTATCGTCGGTGTTCACGAAGTCGCGGATAGCCTCTGCTATCTCCTCGATCTCACTGTCTTCTTTGGGAGTCTCGTCGGACGTATGCTCATCCGGTGCCCGCTCTTTGACTATGACGCCCGTCTGGGCTGCTTTAGACTTGAGAAACGGTAGGATGGGTGTGTCCTTTGTATGTTCACCCGTGACTTTTTAGCTTGTTGTCCTATTTTTGAGTGAAAATCGACAGTTTTGTCCGTTTTTGGTACAAAATACACCGGTATGTGTCATTTTTGGTAACTTACTAGTCGAACTCCCCGCGCACCCACTTGGCGTAGTCTTGCTCTTTCTGCGCGCCTTCCAGCTCTGCCTCGAACATAGCTGCTGTCTGAGCTTCCGCCCACTCACGCGTGCCGTACTTAGGACCTACGACTTCTGGCTTATGAGTGTATGAGTAGCTCTCCTTGTGGGCATATAGCACCGCGTCTATGATGTCTGAGTGAGGATCTTTCTTGATCACGATCTTGTCCGGCGTGCTGTGGAGCCAGTCTATCTGGATCAGGTAGCTGTCCTGGGCGAACCTAGACGAAGACTTGGCCTTAAACCGGCCAAGTCTTAGCTCGTCGTTGAGGATGCCGACGTTCTCTGACTTCTGCTTCTTGTCGGCGGCTTCTACGCTCACACCGTGCCTGCGCCTCATCTCCTCCGCGATCTTGAGCCCTAGGCCCCCCTGATCGATCACCGTCTTGTGGGGCGAGTACTTCTTAGTCATGGCATCTATCTGCTCTATGAGAGCTGTGATGTCTTGTTTAGTGGTCAGCAGCTCTTCCACGAGGTAGGTGTTAGGATCTTCCTCAGACCAAGCCAAGACAGCTAAGGCGTCTGCGTCCTTGAAGCCGATGTCTATGCCCAAGATGTAGTTCCACTTCCTGACGTGCCTAGGAAGCTCCTGGTAGTGGTTCTTCTCGGCTGTGTATCGGACCCACAGCGCGTCTACATCCAGCTTCCACTCGTTCCGCCACTCTCGCATGAGCGTCGGGTGGTCTGGTTCCCACTTATGACGTTCTATAAGATCGGCGATGAAGGCTTCGGCGTTCGGTATGTGGGGATTCTCTAGCAGAGTCCACTTGTGGACGCTGTACTTGTACTTCTTGAGGTGGGTTATGTCGAAATAGTACCCTTGCGGCACCGGACCAGGAGTGCCGACGACGGCGAGCCAGGAGTCGACGTAGTCGACCAGCATAGGGCTCAAGACGTCGTTCAGGAGGCTCTGGAGGTGTCCGCCGAAGTCTTGGGCTTCGTCCACACCTATCCCAGGGGACTTCTGTCCCTTGAGTCGGCGGATAAAGTTGGCCATGTCGGCGCCGTAGAGCATGAGCTTGGAGCCGTTAGGATGAGTCACAGACAGGTCTGACTCCTTGAACGCGCAGCCTATCTTGTACTTCTCATCGATCTCCTGGAGCACCGGCCACATGATGTTCTTGGCCGAGTCTCTGGTGAGCGCCAGATATATGCAGGTAGACTTCGGATGCTTCTCCATCGTTGTGTAGAAGCGAAGCGCCAGACCGTTAGACTTGCCGGCGCGGCGACTGCACTGCGCAGCTATGAAGCGCTCCTTGTCGTTGATGAAAGCGGTCTGCGGTGGGAAGTCGTCGCTGACCTTGAGCTTCTTCTCTAGCTTGTAGGGCTCTAGGTACGTGTTAGGTGCTCGGACTACTCGCTTCAACTGGTGCGAACTCCATGAGCTGTATGTTACCGCCCGACAGGTAAAACTCTAATCCTGCTGTAGTTCTGCACAGCACACCGCCGTCGTAGTACGTGAGGTCTAGGCCGCCCTTGATCTTGGCTGAATCTGCCGTCACCGACGGGCCGATGCTACCTATCCCTTGGACATATGACGTTCCGTGTAAGCGCGCTGTGGCAACCTTGCGACCGTTAAGACTTGACATGCGCCACCTCTACAGCCTTCTCCACGTTATTCTTGGCGTCTAACTCTTTGCGAGCGGCGCCCTCTTGGTTCACCTGCAGCATGCGGTTGTTGAGTTCTGCCAAAGCCTTGTTGTATATGAAGGCTTGGTACTCAGCATCGCCTGCACGGGCGCGGAGCTCGTTATATTCCTTCTCGATCTCTTCCATCGAGCGCGGCGTAGGCTGCGGGATAGCCTTAGGTTTGTTTCTGCTTTTAAAGAACTTGGTCATGTTGTCTCCTTTGTTGTGTGACCTATAAGAAATGGGTTAAACACGCATCCAGGGAACTTATGTATCAAGCTCTTGCCCAGAGTCGTTAGATGGGTAACAGCGGACACAGAATCGGGTAACAGTCGGCGACCTATGCCGTTGTTGCGCCACGTCAAGCCTTCTCTCGTCTTAGAACTCTTGACGTATACCCAGTGTACGATGCTACCAGAACATAATCTGTAACCTAAGATGACGTCTGGGTCTTCCTTCAGGCAAGCGATCCTAACCTCGGTGTTAGGATGATATAACAAGGCCTCGGCTACGGTCTTGTACACCGAGAAGAAGGCGTCTTTGTCTATTAGGCTGAACCAGCTATCTCCGTAGTAGAGCCCGCGCAAGAACGTAGACATGATGAACGCCTTGTCGGTCTCGACATAATCCCTTATGTCGTATAGCGCGTCGATATCACTCATGATAGTCCTGCTTCGGCTCCATGTACATGCTGTACATCTTGACCTTGAGCCGCTTTACTATCCTGTAGACTGCCTCGTGCTTGAGCTTAGCTATCCTGGTCTTGTTGAGAGTACTGGCGATCTCGTACTTGCTCATACCGTTAGAATGGTACTCCCAGACTATCTGGTCTAGAGTCGAGTCGAACTTGTACTCGTTCAGGAACCTGTCGCACATGCTGTAGTATGAAGCCTTGACCCGCCAGCCGCCCAGTCGTACCTCGTTCTGCGCTATAGACGTCGCTAGAGACTTCTTCAGCGCGCCGCTGGGCGTTTCTATGTCTTCGAAGCCCTCTTTCTTGAGTTTGCCATACCATACGTCTCTGAGTTCTTCGTAGCTAGGCTGTCGCTTTGGGCGGGGCATCTGACGGCTGCGGAGTAGGCGCAGTGTCTTCTGCTGGTTGCTGGAGTTTAGCGGCTTCTTCGGCAGCCTTCTGTGCTTCTGCTTGCCGCTGCTTTATGTCCTGGAAGACCTGACCAGCTATCTGGTTGGCGGCGGTCTTCCTAAGGCTCTTTACAAAGAAGTTCTTAGGGACAGAACTTCTCTGCGCTCCTAGATGCATGATCATGGAGGCGACAGCGAACTTCATGCTATCTGCGTCTGCGTACGGTCCAGATAGCTCTATGATCGAGTCTGACCATGTATTAAACTGAGACATACCTACCGGTAGAGGACTTGGGAAGTATGACATGAGTCGCTTGAGAAGTAACTTCATCGTTGTAGAATCTCCTATAAATACAACTATATGTACAAAATAGGGATAAGTCAAGAACTTTGTAGACTTTTTGATAAATATTCTATCGCAGATCTAAGAGTTACAGCGCTTTCTCTCAAAAGTCCGATAGACACATTACATTTATGGCAGAGCAGCCCTCTCACTTTGCGTGTTTTATGGCAATGATCTATGAGAAACAAATTACTATTTTTGCGGCCAGTATCCGCGCGTCTGCATATGGCACATCTTTTGTCTTGGTCTATTAACATGGCATCATATTGCTTTTGAGTTATACCGTAACTTCTAAGCAAAGCATTTCTGGCGTATTCTGCTACTTTTCCTGGATGAGTTTTTCTCCACTCAGCGTTTCTTTTCAAAATTCTTGCCTTATTTTTCTGATAGTTTTTAGCGTGCCACACTTTTTCACATACTCGACAGTTGGTGTATCTTGCTCTGAAATTAATTAAATCTTTAATTTTGTTACATTTTTTACAAAGTTTGCTGTTCATACATCCGCCAAAGTACGGCCTGTCTTAGGAAATGCTTCAAGACTTACCCCTGATAATATAGTAGCGTTCTCCATCGCATCCTGCAGCAGCAAACTAACAGTTTCTGCGTCTGATTCCTTACATTCTGCTATCAAAGAGTCATGTACCTGGCATACTATATTGGCAGCAATATTAGCTTTTTTGCAATTATCATAAAATTTTATCGCAGCTCTATTTACTATGGAAGCTCCTGTGCTTTGAATTCTAAAGTTACATGCTAAATTCAACATGTTCCTAGCAGCATACGGCAGGTCATGATGCGGTATGTTGCCGTAGAGCTTAGTGATCCGTTTGGCTTCCGGCATCCTGCGGGGGCGACCGAAGAGGTTGATGACCCTCCCGTCGGTCTTGGCCATCTTGTGGCTGTCGAGCATCATCTGCCTCACCGAGGGGAAAGCCTCGAAGTACTTGTCTATGTCTTGCTGCGCTAGCTCTGCCGGCTTGTTCATGAGCGGCGATAGCTGGTACCCAGTCGCGCCGTAGGTAGACGCCAGCGTGAAGGTCTTGGCGTCTTGTCTAAGCTTAGGATAGCACTTGCCGAAAGCGTTGTCTGGTCCTTCCTTGAGCGGAACGCACTCGAACTTGCCGTTCACTTCTATGCCTACGACGGAGTAGAAGTCTAGCCGATCCTTGAAAGACTCCATGAGCCGCTTGTCTTGGCTGAAGTACGCGAACACCCTGGGTTCTAGCTGGCTGTAGTCCGCACCGACGAAGACTTTGCCGGGGCGCGCTATGATGCACTTCTTCACCCGCCTGTCGTCCCTTGGAAGATTCTGGAAGTTGGGCTCTCGACTGGAGTACCTGCCGCTGGTCGTCCCGTGCTGGAGGAAGCTAGGCCGTATTACGCCGTACTGCATCTTCGCTTCGATACCCTTGACGTACGTGCTGAGAAGCTTCATGTTCTTCTGGTACTCTAGGTACCGAGCTACCCACTTGAGCTTAGGCGCGATCTTCGTAAGCGCCCGCTTGTCTGCAGCGATGTAGTTCCACGGCGCGCGGATCTTCTTTGCTCTTGTCAAGTTTTTAGATTGTTTTACTTGGCTTTCGTATACCGTGCCTATGCTATTCTGACATACAACAATGAAGTCGTTCTTGGCAGACCTAGTATACGGCAGCTTCAATCCTAACGCTTTGCAGACCTCTCTGCCGGTATCTGTAAGCCGATCGAACTCCAGGCCTAATCTACTGAACAGAAGCCAAGACAGTTGACAGGGAGCGCCGATGTTGAAGATGTTCTTCTTGTTGGTGCCGGGATACTGCTCCTTTACAGCACTGTCGATCTCGGAGTAGATGAAGCTCTTGGCTTCTAGGCATTCTGCCTCTAGCGTCTTCCTCAGCGTCGTCAACGCTTCCTTATCGACCTTCAGGCCCGTCGTGTTGAGTTGGTAGGTCGGTCCACGCAGCAGCGGCATGGACTCATCGTGGTAGAAGAAGTCGTACAACCCTTGATCTACCAGCTGCGGCACCAAGTCTAAGAACAGCTTATAGGTCAGAAGAGCATCCTTGGCTCCGTACTTAGCCATGAGTTCGCTGTCCGCCTTGTACATCTCATAGCAGGTCTTAGTCAGCTTGCCGCCGTTCTTGATCACCGACTCCTTCATGAGCTTGGACTCCAGCGTACTGTCTTCGCCGTAAATAGAGGCAGCCAACCCCTTCAAGCCTACTCGTCT